GGAAAACATTCGACAAATATGATTTGGCTCATTTTAATCATGACGATGAAGCATCGATTATTAACTTTGCAAAACATGCTCTTTGATTAGCCCGGCCACCGCGCCGGGTTTTTCATGCCACCGGCAACCAACCCGTCCTGACCAGTTCCGCAGCATCCCTGTAGACCCCCTTCCCGATCACGTTCGTTTCCCGCCGTCGCATCTCCTCCAGTTTCTCCGATAGCGTGTATTCAGTTATTAGCTCATCACTGAATTTTAGTTCCAGCACCGCCGAGCCGATTGCGGTGGCGATCATCACTGCACGTTCTTCTTAAAGTTCCATACGTCACCCGCTCAATTTTCACCCAAATCAGCGTATCACAACTGCGACTTTGCGGGCTTTTTAGTGACTGCTCATCCACATCGTGCTCATCAGAGAGCAAAAGATGATCAGTTGTATCTAATTCCACTAAAGCGCGTATGCTCACCGTATCAGCATTGGCTGATTGTAGAATTTCCCTTTGCAAGAATTTCATGCCTGTGTAACGCAGGCTTTTTTACGCCTCATTCTTCGCGCTTCGCTTTTATTTGTTTTTTCACATTGCGTTCCCCTTGCCTGCAACTACACTAAAGTCCACATCGAACAAGTCTGGTGCTCCTACCACCAGGCAAGTGAGAAGAAGCCCGCCACCGAGCGGGCTTTTTTTCGTCCGTAAAAAATAAAATCCCTTCTAAATCATTCTGCTAAACTCGCCTCATAATTTATTTATCATTTTGCTATTGCCATTGATTTAGCATAACGCTAAATTACAACTCATCAGCGGGATGCTGGTGAACAGCGAAACGGATAACACGCTCTTTTAACAACGGTGACGGATCACCTACGTGGCTGAAAAGCCAATTAGTACCAAAGCGTGAGTTTTGGGATGGGAAAGTGTAGCCCACGGAGGCAAGCCGAAGATAAGCACCGGCGCCCATCACTAAAATTCACTCAGGAGGTATCTATGACACGCAGAACTCAATTCAGTGGTTCAGCTGCAGGTCGTCGCAGGGAACGCCGTGCTGGCCTCCAGAGCGAAGCCAGCAACAGTTCAGAAGTAATGCACCGCCCTACTCCAAATCGTGTCGTGTTGCAGTGCAAACGCAGGGCGACACCGAGCGTTAATCGCGCAGTCGATACCGAGACGGATTATCACAAGCAGATTCTGGCGGGTGCCGCGGCATATGTTGAATACCGCATCAGTAGCAAATTTCAGAAGGTCAACAACGAAGCGGGTCGTCAGATTCATGCGGTGCAGAAAATGCGAGGCAAGTCGATCCCACTGATATGAGGTGAGTAAAGTTGAATGGTCTGAACTGCCAACACATTGCGCTGGCATTTAAAATGTTCAGTTCTTAGGAAGAGTTTTATCAGAAGCTTCACTTACACCGGTAATATCATTAAGACCGTCATGATTAATTTCTTCGTCAGCACCATCAACCGCTCTGGAGATGCTCAACAAATTTTGAAGTTCGCTTAACAATAATGCAGCATCTGACTTCAACACCTCATCGGTCTCTACTGAATCAATAACTGTGTTGATAGCTTTATTTGCTCCCTCTATCATCTCGGTAACGCCGCCCTGCTTCCCTACAGCTAAAACAAGTGCACTTATCAGTAGGGATTGAGCTTCAACACGGGCTGTTAATTGTTTCATCTCCGCATCAATGTGGGAAATTTTGGCAAGCATGCTTAAGACAACGTTTTTCATGTCATTGACCCCATAAAACTTGGATCATAACTTCAGAAAGGAGCGCTGCAAACAACATAGTTCCTAAAATTTCTAACCCGTCTCATGCCAAATTTTTGAAACCTAAAATGTGTTCACTTTTCATCAACCGATAAAAATAGAGCAACATCAGCCACTTGCTCACTTTCGCCGACAGCGTTCGGAACACTTGCGAACCTCATCCCAGCACTTTTCCCATTTTTTACGCCAAGTAAAGGGGCGGCCACAAACTGTGCAAATTTTGGTTGGGAGTTCGTTTTTATTCACGGTGTTCCTTATGAGATTTGGCCTCAACAAGAATCAGCGGACATTTCCTCACTTTACAGGCTTGTGAATAGGCCAATTCACATACATCGCACAAGCTTCTAAATTCTGTCTGATATTCGTACTCCATGTAATAACGAAAATTTCCACCATTAGTATCTGTGCGCCAGAAACGGAGTGGCTCCAGTACTTCGTCAAGCTGCCTGAATGTCAGGCCTGTCGGGTTGTGAAAACCCACTCTAACGCGATATGTAGTCATGTTTTGATAATCCCTAACCCTCTGATTCGTTACAACCCGGTAATTAATCTCGCTGTGATAGGGATTTCCTAAATGCACCCGCCTCCGAGCGGGTATTTTTTTACCGGCAGGAGAAGGAAATGAGTGAAACAACGGATTTAGCAGTTCTGGAAATTAAGCCAGAACAGGCGCCCACGCTGTATGTTCCAAACGGCCTTGATTCTTACCTCGACCAGATCCGCGACTCAGTGAAAGAAGTTCCGGATCTGACCACTGTCAAAGGGCGCACCCGTGTGGCATCGCTGGCGGCCCAAGTGTCGCGTAGCAAGACAGCTATTGAAAAACCGGGCCGCGATTACCTTAAGCGCCTGAAGGAATTGCCAAAGGAAGTCGAGGCAGAGCTGCGCCGCTTCGTGACCGAGTGTGACGCCATTCGCGATGAAACGCGCCGCCCGCTTACCGAATGGGAGCAAGCTGAAGACGAGCGCAAGCAGGCATTGAAGCAGCGCCTGGTCACCCTCCGCGCGCTGGCCGATGTGATTGACGACGCCGGGAACTACCTTCCGTCCACTGACATTCAGGCCCGTCTCAGCGAAGCCAAAGCAGTGACGCTGGATGACACCTGGCAGGAAATCGCAACCGAAGCAGGCGTGGCAAAGGATGCCACAGTGCAGAAGCTGGAAGCCGCCGCCATCGTCGCCAAACAGCGTGAGGATCAAGCCGCCGAACTCGAGCGCCTCCGCAAAGAAGCGGAAGAGAAAGCGCGCCGCGATCACGAAGAGAAGTTGAAGAAGGAAGCCGCTGAAGCCGCCCGCCGTGAAGCCGAACAGAAAGCACAGGTTGAGCGTGAAGCAGCCGAACGCCGCGAAGCAGAGCTGAAGGCCATGGCAGAACAAGCCGAGCGTGACCGTATCGCTGCACAGGAACGTGCAGAGCGCGAAGCCAAAGAAGCGCAAGAGCGCACCGCACGACTGGCGCAGGAAGCACGTGAGCAGGCTGAACGCGAGAAGCAGGCAGCCATCGCCGATGAGCAGCGCAAGGCTAAGGCAGCGGAGGATGCTCGCTTGGCTGAAGAGAAACGCATAGCCGACGAAGCCGCCAAGCGAGCAGCTAACGACACGCACCGCAAAGCAGTGGGCACCGCCGTAGTTAACGCGCTGATCGCTAACGCTGGCCTGTCACGCGAAGCAGCTATCGCCACTCTGGTAGCGCTGAAAGACGGCCTGATTCCTCACACCACCATCAATTACTGATCACCCAATCTAACCAACACCAAGGAACCCACGATGTCATATGCAATCGCGGGCGATGCCATCGTGGCTCGCCCTAGCTTTACCACGCCTGTAACCAACCAGTTCACATTCAAATTATCAGGTGCAGACGTTATGCACTGGCAGCCTAAAAGCCGCTTACAGCAGCTTTGGGAGCGTTTGGTGGAAGTCATCACGCAGGACGGCAACCCATGAAATCAGAACAAAAAGCCGAGCAGTACCAGAAGCTACAGGAAACGTGGGATCGCCAGCGCGCCGAACTGCTGAAGCGCTCTAACGGCTTCACCTTCATCAACGCTTTTTTGCAGCGCCTGATCATGGGGGAACGCAAATGAAATTCCGCCTGCACGACAAAGACGGCAAAGAGGTTCAGGCCATTGCCAACAGCCTGCCGGATGACGAACTGCAGATCATCACGGCGCGTGTTGACGACATCATGAGTAAGCGCGGCATGAGCCCTATTGTGGCGCCAGCCTGCGCATTGATGCTTCGCCACTTCGACCACGAAACTATGGGCATGTTCGACATGGATGATGAGCTGGAAATGGCAGCTGACGCATTCATGCGGGACATGATGATCACCGCAGCGAAGCGCGAGCGGGCAATTGAAATCTGGAAGCACAAACACAGTTACGACGAGGTGGCCTAATGTCAGGTGAACTAACCATCACCGCCAGTGTTCTGGCAGAAAAAGGGATTGATGTGGCGACGTGGAGCGCCCTCAAAAACAGTATTTACCCAGGCGCTAAGGAAGAGTCAGTAATGATGGCGCTGGATTATTGCCGAGCGCGCCAACTCGATCCTCTCTTGAAGCCTGTGCACCTTGTACCGATGAGCGTTAAAGACCAAAAAAGCGGTAAGAACGAATGGCGTGATGTTGTCATGCCTGGCATCGGGCTGTATCGCATTCAGGCTGACCGTTCAGGCGATTACGCAGGCGCTCATGAGCCAGAGTTTGGCCCAGATGTCACCCAGACGCTTAATGGTGTTGAGGTCACTTTCCCGCAATGGTGCAAGTACACCGTATGCAAACGAATGCCAAGCGGTGAGATCGTCGAGTTCAGCGCAAAGGAATATTGGACAGAGAACTACGCCACTGCAGGCCGCGACACCTCAGCACCGAATGCTATGTGGAAAAAGCGACCATATGGACAGTTATCAAAATGCGCCGAAGCGCAGGCACTGCGTAAGGCTTGGCCTGAGATTGGTCAGCAGCCAACAGCTGAAGAGATGGAAGGCAAGACACTGGATGTCAACGACGTTCGCGAAGTTACCTCACAGCGCGTACTGGAATCACAGGCGTTAATGGCTAGCAGTGCAACGCTTCAGGCAATCAGCGACCTTCTGATGAAACTCGATAAAGATTGGGATGATGATTTCCTGCCTCTCTGTCGTTCCATCTTCAAGCGTGAAATTTACGAAGCCAACCAACTAACCGAAGAGGAAGCGCAGAAAGGATTTAACTTCCTCACTAAGCGCGCACCGGAGGCGGCATGACTCCCGAAATTATCCTTGAGCGCACAGGGATTGATGTGCGAAATGTCGAACAAGGCGGAGAAGACTGGATACGTCTTCGCCTTGGGGTGATCACCGCCTCTGAAGTTTCAAACGTGATCGCCAAACCACGAAGTGGCACCGCATGGACTGAGATGAAGAAATCGTACTTCCACACATTGATCGCCGAAGTTTGTACCGGCGTATCACCGGAAGTAAATGCCAAATCTCTGGCATGGGGCAAGCAGCACGAAATGGACGCGAGAACGCTGTTTGAATTCACTTCAGGTGTGCAAGTTTCTGAAGCACCGATCATTTACAGGGATAGTTCGCTGCGTACCGCATGTTCACCAGACGGGCTATGCAGTAATGAGTTTGGCCTTGAGCTTAAGTGCCCTTTCACCTCTCGCGACTTCGTTAAATTCCGCCTTGGTGGTTTCGATGCCATTAAGTCTGCATACATGGCGCAGGTGCAATACAGCATGTGGGTAACGGGTAAAAACGCGTGGTTCTTTGCTAATTACGATCCTCGAATGAAGCGCGAAGGCATTCACCACGTCGTTGTTGAGCGTGATGAAAAGTACATGGCTGATTTTGATGAGCAGGTGCCAGATTTCATCGAAAAAATGGATTTGGCACTCGCTGAAATTGATTTTGCATTCGGCGATCAATGGAGATAGCTAAGGAAAACAACATGCGTGAACGTGGAATTATTTTTAACGACGAAATGGTTCGTGCAGTTCTGGAAGGCAGCAAGACGCAGACGCGCCGGATCATCAAGGGTTGCCCAACTGTCCAAGATGGCTGGTATCCAGACCGCTACAACAATTCGGAAGAGTGGACGTTTTGGGGTCCGCGTGGTTCCGCTGATGCTGGTCGCTGCACACTGCCTTTTGTTAAATGCCCGTTCGGTGCAGTAGGTGATCGCCTGTGGGTGCGTGAGACGTGGCAGGCAATTTATGACTACACCGACGAGCATGGGAATGTTGAAGAGCGCCGTTATGCACAAAGCATCCCTAAGCAGAAATCATATTGGCATCCGGTTTATGCAGCGGCGTGGGGAAATGAGGATCGAGAGACGCGCGGCTTCCCATGGTGCCCATCCATCCACATGCCGCGCTGGGCTTCCCGCATAACGCTAGAGATTACCGGCGTTCGTGTGGAGCGGTTGAACAATATCAGTGAAGAGGATGCGCAATCTGAGGGTGTACAGCAGCTGCGCGGGGGATTCTGGCGTCACTACCAACCAGGATGGACACAGCACCAGCTGAGCGCGCGTGGTTCATTCCTTACTTTGTGGGATTCCATCTACGGAGAGGAAAGCTGGCAGGCTAACCCTTGGGTGTGGGTGATCGAGTTTAAGCGCGTAAAGGGCGGCAGCGATGATTAGCGATGAGCGTCTTGAGCAAATAAGCCAGTGCAGTGACGTTGCTACCCTGTTTGCATATGAGCAGCGTCAGATGGCGCGGGAGTTGCTGGAGCTGCGCAAGGCGTTTAGTGAGCCTGTATGTTGCATAGAGCCACCTGAGCTTGATTATCTTTCCCATGGGGATGATGCACGCGTTTACTGGCCTAAAGCAGCAGAGCATGGCGACATACTCCTCTACCGCAAGCCCACCGACAGCACCACTTGAGTGCTCACCTACCGACAGCAATAAACTTTCTTATGATTTAGGCGATAATTCTTGTGCGGGAACTTGCCCGAATCAAGAAGGAAAATGACATGACCGAACAGCAGCAAATGCGTCGAGAACCAAGGCCGGCTAAGTGCCCATACTGTGGTTCAGATCGGGTGGCCAAGGAAAAGATAATGGGAAATCAAACTGGCGATTGGATATGTGGATCTTGCAAAGAAACTTGGTCCATAAAATACATCCCTCAAGAATAAGTGCCATCAAAGCATATAGACCTCGCCAAGGCGGGGTTTTTTATTGCCTGGAATTCTATGAAACAGCGAATTTACGGCGACAAAGAGCCCGCCCATCTCGTCGCCGCCAACAAAGTACTGGATGCACACCAAGCCAGGTATGGCGAGGGCAATAAGCACCATCCCATCAGATATTCCATCGCCTACCGCGGCAAACACTATCAGGTCGAAGTCATCACCCGGCGCACCACCATGGCAGCGACGGTGATTACCGGTGCCCGCAGCCTCAGCCGATTATCGGAGTTCGTATGACCAATCCATATGTTGCGGCGCTGGAAGCGCTGCGCGCTCAGCCTACCCACAAGCTTAAGCAGGTTGGAGACCAATGGCGCACCCCTGACCAAATATGGTGGGGCATCAATTCGCTGTACGGCCCTTTCGTTCTCGACCTCTTTGCGGATCGCGAGAACAACAAATGCGAGGCGTATTACACCGCAGAAGATAATGCGCTGACGCAGGACTGGTCAGCCCGCCTGGCGGAACTGAACGGCGCAGCGTATGCGAACCCGCCCTACAGCCGCGCCAGCGAATACGATGGTCAGTACATCACCGGCATGCGACACATCATCGCCCACACTATGGCAATGCGCGAGCTGGGCGGACGCTATGTCTATTTCATTAAAGCGGCAACCGCCGAGACCTGGTGGCCGGAAGAAGCGGATCACGTTGCCTTTGTGCGCGGTCGCATTAGTTTCGACCTGCCTGAATGGTACCAGCCAGAGGAAGGCCAGCCAGCAGAATCATCAGCCGGGTTCGGCGCGGCGATCGCGGTGTTCGATAAGAACTGGCGCGGCCCGAAAATGGACTATGTAGGCCGGGAGGAGCTGGAGATGCGCGGCTCGGCAATGATGTCGATGATTGAGCGCGCGGCAGTCAAGATGGCGCGACAGATTCAGCCCCAAAATATTCCTGAAATAATTCCTGAGACCGCCAATAAGGTCTGGCCCGCTGAAGTTAAGCTGATTGCCGGGCAGATCCCCGCACTTCATTCAATTGAAGAAGGCCATCATCAGAAGGTAATGCAGCACATCAACCGCATGCTGCTTGAACGCCACCCATCAGCCGAAATCATCACCGCAGCTCAGTCGATAACCGCATCGTTTGGAGAACAAGTCCTATGAGGGAAATCATCGTCGATAACTTCGCCGGCGGCGGCGGAGCCAGTACCGGTATTGAAATGGCTACTGGCCGCAGCGTGGACATTGCCATCAACCACGACGAAAACGCGATCGCCATGCACACCACCAACCATCCGGACACGCTGCACTACTGCGAATCGGTGTTTAATATTGACCCGGTCGCGGCGACTTCTGGCGCGCCGGTTGGACTGGCCTGGTTCTCCCCCGACTGCCGCCACTTCAGCAAAGCGAAGGGCAGCAAGCCTGTTAAAAAAGAGATTCGCGGCCTGGCTTGGATTGTCATCCGCTGGGCACTGGCGAAGCGCCCGCGCGTTGTGATGCTTGAAAACGTGGAAGAGTTTAAAACGTGGGGGCCGCTGCTAGACAGTGAAGACCGTCCGGATCCGGCGCGAGCGGGAGAAACCTTCGCGGCATTCGTTGGCATGTTGAGCACCGGCATTCCGGCGGATCATCCGGCGCTGGATGAGGTGTGCGACTTCCTGCAGATCGGCCGCCACAGTGGAGACGCCCGCCGCCTTGTCGCCGGATTGCGCTATACGGTCGAATACCGGGAGCTGCGCGCCTGTGATTATGGCGCGCCAACTATCCGCAAACGCTTCTTCATGGTGATGCGCTGCGACGGTCAGCCAGTGACGTGGCCACAGCCATCGCATGGTGATCCAAAAAGCCTGGCTGTGCAGTCAGGACATTTGAAGCCATGGAGAACCGCGGCTGAATGCATCGACTGGTCAATTCCCTGCCCCAGCATTTTTGGACGCAGTAAGCCGCTGGCCGAAAATACGATGAAGCGCATCGCTCGCGGCATTCAGCGCTTCGTAATCGACAACCCAACGCCTTTCATCGTGAAGTGCAATCACACCACCAGCAAAGGCGGTTATGACTGTTTCCGGGGCCAGTCACTGGATGACCCACTTCAGACGATTACCCGCAAGCATGGGTATGCCGTGGTCGCGCCGATTTTTGCTGGTACCGGTGGATCAACATTTCAAATGAAGCCGCGCCCGGTTGATAAGCCTTTTTTTACGCTGCTGACTCAGAACCGCACCAACATTGTCTGCCCTATGCTTGCGCCGGTCATCTCCCGCCAGTTCGGTAACAGTGTTGGTCACCCGGTTGATGAACCAGCGGGAACGGTCACAGCTGGCGGCGGCGGGCATAGCGCGTTAGTCGTGCCCACAATGATTCAGATGGGGTATGGTGAGCGCCCCGGACAAGCGCCGCGCGTTCTCGATATAGACAAGCCAGTTGGAACCATTACCGCCGGGGGCAATAAGTTTGCCCTCGCGACCGCTTTCCTCGCCAAACACTTCGGTGGCAACTATACCGGCCCGGGCGCCGCGTTGGATGGGCCAGCGCATACGGTGACCACCACCGATCATCATGCGCTGGTTACGTCGAACCTGATTAAGTTTCGCGGTACCAACACCGGCCAACCTACCGACACGCCGCTGCACACCATCACCGCCAGCGGCACCCACCTGGGCGAAGTGCGCGCCTTCCTGATGAAGTACTACGGCAACGAGGAAGGCGGCGTTGGCCTGACTGAGCCCCTTGGCACCGTCACTACGAATGACCGTTTCGGTCTGGTCACGGTTGACGGCACGGATTACCAGATAGTCGATATCGGTATGCGCATGCTGCAGCCTCACGAACTCTACGCGGCGCAGGGCTTCCCTTCCTGGTATGTGATTGATCAGGACTTTCGCGGCAAGAAGTACGCCAAAGACAAACAGGTTGCCCGCTGCGGCAACGCGGTACCGCCGCCATTCGCAGAAGCGCTGGTTCGCGCCAATCTACCTGAAATGTGTTCACCGCTCGCGCAGGAGAAAATCGCATGATGTCACCACAAACTGAAAACGCGCTCCGGGCGGTAGCGTGCAAGTGCCGGTCAGATATATTGGCCGCGCTTGAAGGTAAGCCGCGATCGGAACGCGACGGCATCATTACCGCCATTCTCGACCGCCACGCCAAAACTATTGATTGCCTGCCGCCAAATACGTTCAGGCCTAAAGCCTGGCTTATCCACTATGTGCGGCGAATTGATAAAGAAATGCGGACGGCAAAATGACTGCCACATGCGATGAAGTCGACACGGGCTGGGTTATCACAAACCTGGCCCTTTTTATTGCCCTGCTGCTGGCGTGGCTTTGGCCGCCTAAACAATAAATTTTGAAATGCAGCCACTTTCCACCCGCTACCCATTTGTAGCCATATACCAACATCCGGAGAGCCAATGGAAAACCTTATTCAACTGACACCCAATAAATGGGTGTCCGAGTCCGTTCTCACCACAGTAACCGGCATGACCAAACACATGATCCAGCACGCCCGCCGCTCTACCTGGATGGAAGGCCGCGAGTATAAGCATGTATCACCAGACCTCGCGCCGAAAGAAAACAGCACCATCATGTATTGCCTGCCAGAGATAAATCATTGGATCGAGAAGCAGCGCCCAGCGATCCGCAGAAAAATTTCTGCTTAAATGGCGGCTCCATCAACAACCGAGGAAAGCGAATGGCAAGCTATCCAACCGGCGTAGAGAACCATGGAGGGTCTCTACGCATCTGGTTTATATACCAGGGTAAGCGAGTAAGAGAGAGTCTTGGCGTGCCGGACACACCCAAGAACAGGAAGATGGCAGGAGAGCTGCGCACGTCGGTGTGCTATGCGATCAAGACGGGTAATTTCGACTACAGCAAACAGTTTCCGGATTCAGCTAATGTCGAAAAGTTTGGAGGGAAAAGGCAGCCAGTGACGTTGTCACAGTTAGCCCAAAAGTGGATGTCGCTGAAAGAGCTTGAACTGACGAAAACGGCGCGCATCCATTACCACTCGTATATCAGATCGGTGTTTGAGGTGCTCGATGAGCAAAGGTTTGCGAACAGCGTTACACAGGAAGGTATGCTTCAGGCAAGAAAGATGCTTTTGAATGGGTATCAGCGACCCAGGGGAAGAGACCATCGGCCATTGGAGGGAAGAAAGGCAACAACAGTGAATGGATACATCGCCTGCATGAAGGGTATGTTCTCGTTTGCAGTGCGGAATGGTTATATGGATCAAAACCCGCTTGATGGGGTATCACCACTCAAGAAGGAAAGGCCAAATCCTGATCCGCTTACCCGTGAAGAGTATGAGCGAGTATTAGATATGTGCCCCTCTGAACAGATGCAGAACATGATCATATTCGCAGTGAACACCGGGATGCGACACGGGGAGATTTACGCTTTAGCTTGGGAAGACATCGACACGGTCAACTGGACGGCAAAAATTGTCCGCGGCGAAGCGTTAGCTAATCACTTCACGCCACCAAAGACAGAGTCAGGGATCCGTACGGTTCAGCTGTCAGTTCCAGCGATTGATGCTCTTAAACGCCAGATGTCGCTGACACGAATGGGTAAGCAGCACGAAATCAAGGTTCAT